GGAACAGCCGTGGCTAAAAGTCCGGACTGGTGTGGCTAAATCTCCGGACACATGTGGCTCACACGCCGGAATTTACAGATAGTAGAGGCTATCTGATTTTTTGTTGCCATGATGTTGCCAAACGCTACATCATGGATTGAGCCAATCGCGATCAGGCCGAGCTAAAAGACGCGCGTTATTCATAGCTTGATCAAGTGTTAAACAAGTTGATGCTCTGTACATATTACCGTAGTCTTCCACCACAATGGCTAGGTCTGCAATATCCTGTGCTGCTAAACAAAGTGGAATAAGCAATTGAATCGTTCCTGCTGTAATGAAATACTGAGGAACAGCAATTTTGTAATTACGGCGCAACCGCTCTTTAGCAGCCTTCACACTTCCATCGATAAATAGCTGAAGCTGGTAGTCAGGCATTGTTGAAAAAGGTGCTGGGAATCTATTCTTGTTATCTTGGATGATATCATCCACGGACACCTGCATGAGGGTCCCGGAGGTAGCCCGGACGGTGTAGTAGGGGTGGTCGAGGTAAGGGGTCATCTGGACCCAATGCACAGGAACGGGCCACAGCTCCACAGGCCGCCCGAACATATCCTTCTCGATGATAAAATAGCCCTCGCCTTTGAGGGCGAGATAGATTTCCAGCAGCCGCCAGAGGGCGGCATTGCTCATTTCGTGCAGAGGGTTGGGGTTGTCCCAGAACTCCAGGAAGGGGTGCTCGTCAAGTTCCTGTTCCTCTCCATCCTTCCCAATGCGGTATAGCTTTCCCTCGGCAGAGGAGAGGTCGGAGGCGATACGCTCCACCACGGCCAGCCGGGGGTTGGTCTTGAAGGCCTGGACCCATTCCTCGGTGTTTCTCTCCGGGGGAGTAGACCACCGGGGGACCATAAAGCCGCCCTCCCGATACGGACGGGAGGCGGTCCCCTGGGTCCTCCTCCATCTATCCCAAAACGCCATTTACTCCTCGACCCCCTTCTTCTGCCGGGGGCGGGGTTTCCTCCAGGTCACTTGGGAGACGGCAGGGGCGGTGGATTTGCCGGAGTTAGTCTTGGCTCTCCACAGCCGGCGGGCGTCCTTCACATTCTCGGCCCGGATAAACTTCATCGGGAGGCCCTTGCCTCCCACAAGATACCCGTTCAACTTCTTCACGGTGTTTCCTCCTCGATGTCAAAATTCAAGGCTCCAGTCGCTCACGACGGGGTCGTGGAGGGCCAGGGCCAGGGCGTCGGCCATATCGGGGGAGGAAAGCCCCCGCTTTTTCATGGCCTCCTTGCGCTCCAGCTCAATCCGGCCAGAGCTATTGACGGAATACTTCCTGTTGGATAGCTGACTGATCTGCTGGTCGTTATACCAGAGGTGAAGGCTGCCGGTTCTCAGGGCCTCCCGCACGGCGCCCCACATGAGCCCGGTGCTGTTCTGGTATTCGATAGGGTCATCATCCGTAATCCGCCCACCTTCGCCCCCGAAGTGGCACTCCAGGACCTCCAGATGAAACGGAGGGGGGATTTTGTCCGGGTCCTCGCCCTCATACCGAGCGGCCCGGTCAGCCTCGACAGCCCCCACGATTTCAGCCCTTTGCTCTGCCAGGCGGTCATATACCCCCACACCCAGGCCGTCACAGTCCACCTTGACGAAAATAGAGGCCCATTCGTGGGCCCTGGCATAGGTCTTGATGGCCTGAACAGCTCTCCCGGCCAGCTCCATGGTGTCGTTGTGGTGGTAAACCAGAGGCTCACCCTGAACGGCTTTATCCAGCACGGGGGAAAGTACGCTGCTGTCATCTCCATACCGGGCCACGTCAATGCCGATGTCCACTCTCAGGACACGCTCAATGGCGGGGGGTTCACCCTCGCTGGCCCTCTCCGCCCACTCCATAGCTATGAAGCTATCGGGCAGGGCCTTGGGGAAGTCCCCGGCCACGCGGACCCTAAAAACGTCGCTGTCCTCCCCGAACATCTCAATGATGGTTCGGATGAACTCCTCATCTACCCGGCTGCTGTTCCGGCCATCAATGTGGAGGGTGCTGTACTGCGCCCGGTTCTTGTGGTGGCTATCATAGAAAAAGCCGGTGATTTTAGTAGGGTTCCCGCACATAACCAGGCGGGCCCCCTCGGTGGAGAGGGCGCCCAGGACAGGCTCGAAAATATCATCCCGGACGCCGGAGGCCTCGTCGATGATATAGAGCACATGGTCAGCATGGAAGCCCTGGAGGGCGTCGGGCTTGCTAGCGGTCCGGGCTACCGCAAACCATTCTTCCGGGTAGCCCCTCATATAGACCTTTTCGCGGGTCCAGATAAGGTCGTTGCTCAGTACGGGGTTGGACCTCAACCATTTGGCGATTTCAGCCCACAGAATGTCCCAGAGCTGGTGCTGAGTGGGGGCTGTGCATGGTATCTTGGGGAAGGGCCTGGTTGCCAGAAACCAGATAACGGCCCAGCTCTCCACAGCAGACTTGCCGATGCCGTGGCCGGACCGAACAGAGGTCATAGGATACTTGGCAATGGAGTTGAGTATGTCCCGCTGGTTGGGGTCAGGCTTTGCCCGGATGATGTCCTCCACAAAGTCCACAGGGTTGTCCGCATAGTACAGGATTGCCTCCGGGTCTATCATTCATCGTCACCGCCCGTCTGCTCACGTTTGAGCCGCATTTGGTAGGCTGCCTGGATAGCATCAGCCAGGGACGCCTTCTGCTCGTCTGCGGCCACGGTGCGCTCGTCCATGGCCTTCTCATGCTGGAACTTCTCCCGGGACAGCTTCAGCTCATCCCGGCGGAGCTGGATGGACGGGTCCTCTCCCAGCAGCTCCCGGCAGAAGGCGGCAGCCTTGACATTGCCCTTCATGGCCTGGTTGAGCATAGCCACCATGACGGCGGTTTGGTATGTGGCATCATCCGTGTCAACGCCCAGCAGAGCCAGTTTTTGCTTCAGCTCCTTGGAGGTGATAGGGAGGTCAAACAGCATTTTGGCGGTGGCCTTCATGGTCCGTTTCTTCCGGCGGGCAGCTCCAGAGGCCTTCCCAGCTTTGGAAGCCAGTTCCCTCCGTTCGTCCTCGGTTCGCTCATTGAAGGGGATAAGGTTCTGCTCGTTGTTCTGATGGGCCACTCTCACCACCTCTCGTTCCTTGGTCAGGTGCCCGCTCAGATGAAGCAGACATCTTTACGCTCGGCCATAGTCCGGGCTACAAAAGCATTGGGAGCGGTCATCCGGCAGGGTATGTCACAGGTCCGCATATCAGTTACGGCGGCGGCCTTCTTTTCCAGAATATCCTCATCAAGCACATGGCCGATGACCTGATAGGGCTTGTGGCAGCAGTACATGACCTCGCCTCGCTCATTCAGGGCGATTTGGGCCCAGGAAGCAACGCAAGAGGTTTCCTGCGTCCCCAGCAGGTGCCACTTGAAGTTGAGCACCACGCGAGGGTCTTGAGCGGCCAGCTCATTCACGGCCCGGATAATACTGGAGGCGATGACCTTCCCAGCTTCCCCAGAATACGCCTTGCCCCCGGTGCTTTCCTTGGGACGGAATACCATGTAATCGACCTTCAGCCCATGGTTGGCCTGGTAGAACTTCAGAACGTCCCCCACGCTCTCCACCACGCACTGGACCCCCAGGGAGGTGCCGGGGCTGTGCTCCTCCTTCCAGGAGGCATAACGCTGGATATTCTCCCGGACGGTATCGTAGCGCCTCACCCCCCGGCGCCATTCGTAGCTTTCCTCGTCCCACCCATCCAGGCTGACCTTCAGATAGTCGGGTTTGATGAAGTGCAGCTCATTGAAGTTGGTGTTGACGCCATAATGAAGCCCCTGGCTCTCCAGCCATCCAGCAATGGCGGGAAAGTCAGGGGCAACCGTGGGCTCCCCTCCTCCAGTGAGGATAAAGCCCAGCACTCCGAGGGCCCTCAGCCGCTCGGCATAGGTTTTGAACTCGGCCAGGGTCATGGAATAGGCCCCGCCCTCCAGGTCCCACCGCCTGTATGTGCAGTAGGGACATCGGTTGTTGCAGTAGTTCGTCAGGAAGATGTCGGCAGTAATGGGCCGGTGATCTCCGGCCACCCTTCCAATGTGGGCCAGCATCTTATCGCCAGCTATGCCCTGCATGAAGCTATCTCTCCTTTCGGTATTTCTCGTTCAGTATCTTGGGGACGCAGCACTCCCAGTCGATGCGGTGGTGTATCCGGCTGTTCTTGCTGTACATCATCCCGACCTTGATACAGGACGGCATGGACATGACTGAATAGAAGGTTTTCAGGTATGTCCCGCTCTCCCGGTAGGCAGCCGTCATGCCGCCGCCCAGGGATTGTGTGGGGATTTGGATGATATGGACATCAACGAAGGTGAAGAACAGCTCCCCGCGGCTCCCCAAGGTGGTGTAGGTGGTCACGTCCTCGTTCATGGTCCCCCGGAACTGGATGGGGCGGTCCACTCTGCAAAAGAAGCTGTTCATGGCCTTACGGAGGAGGCGCTTCTTGAAGTTCCCGCCCCTCAGACCTCCGATAAAGTCACCGCCCTGGGCAAAGGCCACGGTTGCGGCCCCGGAAGCGTCCAGGAAGCCCAGCATGGCCTCTAAAATCCTCTCCAGGGTCTTTCCCCTGGGGGTCTTGGAGGCCAGCTTCTTCCCTTCAGGGAAACGAAACAGGAAGTCGCTGTAATCGTCATCCAACATGAGGAAGTATTTCAGGCCCAGGTCCCGCGCGATACGGAAGCTCTCATTGCGGGCATACAGGATGGCCCGGTGCTCATCCAGATTGTCCATGGTGTCCGCTCGGTCCACGGCTT